ACCGAAATTTCTAAGCTGTCCAGCAATGCCCCCAGCACGCCCGCACTCTGCATTGTTGATCGCCTGGGGTGCAAACGCAGACGAAACGGGGAAACGAAAAGTTGTCGTGTCGCCGCCGATATTTACCTGATTGTCAGAGCTGCCGCCAAACCCGCTTGCCGTGCTGAGAGCATTCCCACCGGTTGCCCGGCTTGTGCTTAGAGAGTCACTGCTCGCATTGCTGCGTGAGCTGCTCTTATTATAATTGTAGTTATTTTGATATCCGTATCGTGATGCAACAGCATCGTTTGATCCAATAATAACTAATAGTAGTGCTGTAATTCCTAATGCTGTAGTTTTCATTTTGTTGCCTCTTTTTGGTTGTTTTCTAAATCATATATTTTGCATAGAAACTCTCGCCCATTACTGTCCGCAAGTGTGAGACTATCTACAGCATCGGAAGTTAGATTCTCGCCATAGAATCTCGCGACCCAATAAAAGTTGTCACCGACGCTCCTGACCTCGTAATTGTGTCGGTAAAGCCATTTATTAAATGGACTAACCACCTTGTGGGTGTCAATAAACTCTCGACCTGCGTCTACAGCCGCTTTGTGCGATAGATACTTAATTTCGCTTCGACAACTCACTCCATTTATTTTGCACACATAGTAAAATTTAACGCCGTCAAATTCGTCCTCGAAAGATTCGACTGTCGTGCCGCTGTTTGTGTATTCTATAGCTGTTAATTCACACTCGTCATATTTATCCATTTAATAAGTCCTCTAGTTTAGTTATTACCATTTGCGGGGTGATGTCAGCCTTGCGAACAGCGTAATACTCCCCCACCTCGACCAAACCTGCGATACTTGCGACCATCTTAAGGTCAACGTCTAGCCAATGAGCCAGAGCACAGGTACCAACAAGTTTTTCACCGTATCCATTTATTAGAGTAGGCCCGCCAGAATAGTCAACGCCCCCTGGCCATTCAGGCGAAACTCCAACCCATCCACCCCAACAAGCAGACATGCCGCAAGCGTGGTATGACTCTTCGCTTGCATCAACCCCCTGCCGCAGGGGGCTGGCCCAAAAATTGATATCAAAATTAGAGCCCCTGTCAATCACTCGTTGCAAGATGTTGATTGATGCTTGTATGTTTTCTCTATTCATTTTGGGTCACACTTAATTCAACTGTTACGCCTGACTCCAACTTTTTAAACACATCATAGAGTATCGCTGATAATTGATCTTCGCTAGTTTCACACTGACGATCGTTAGTTTGCCAATTTATCCAAATGTGGCTCTGGTGGGTCTTATCACAATATCTCGTGTTAGTCTTGCCCGTCAACGATAATAGCTTAACGTCGCAATATTTTGACGCGTTGTTAGGGTAGTCAGGGCCGAGTGCTCCCCATTTATTATTGCAGTCAAGACAATTAAATGCACCATCGTACTCAGTTACATTTTTATGACATCCAACACGCATGCTCGTACCTCCTTTGATCCTCTTGGGTAAACCCCCTCGCGAGCTGTTTGTCAAGTAACTTAAGCTCACCCGCGAAAAGAGCCAACTCATTCATGTTGCCTCTTTAGTTAGTTGTTCCGCTTCTGCCATTTCTTGCATATCTTGCAGAGCATCTTCATCCAACGCTAACCAATTTGGTATCTTTTTCATAGCCGGATCACTAGACATATAGATTAATGCTGCCGCCGCACTCGTCCCGTAAACACCCTCCATAACCTTCCCCGCCGCCCCGGCAAGAGTGACCACCCATCCCGCCCGACAATGGGTGGTCTCGCATGTATGCCATTGATCCATGTCAAGAGCATCTCCCTCCTTCGCAGCGGCATATACGGTGGCGTGGATGTTTTCGATTTTTGGTACCCAGTCGGAATTATCCAGGTTGGCCCCGCTCAGGTTGGCCCCGCGCAGGTCGACCCCGCGCAGGTCGGAATCGCGCAGGTTGGCCCCGCTCAGGTTGGCCCCGCGCAGGTCGACCCCGCGCAGGTCGGAATCGCGCAGGTTGGCCCCGCTCAGGTTGGCCCCGCTCAGGTTGGCCCCGCGCAGGTTGGAATCGCTCAGGTTGGCCCCGCTCAGGTCGGAATCACTCAGGTCGGCCCCACGCAGGTTGGCCCCGCTCAGGTCGGCCCCGCGCAGATCGGCCCCGCGCAGGTCGGCCCCGCGCAGGTTGGCCCCGTGCAGGTTGGCCCCGCTCAGGTTGGCCCCGCTCAGGTCGGAATCGCTCAGGTCGGCCCCACGCAGGTCGGAATCATGCAGGTCGGAATCATGCAGGTCGGAATCATGCAGGTCGGAATCATGCAGGTCGACCCCGCTCAGGTCGACGCCTCTCAGATCGGCACCACTCAGGTCGGCCCCACTCAGGTCGACATTATTCAGGTCGACGCCTCTCAGATCGGCACCACGCAGTTCGGTACGACTTCTAATCACCCACCTCACCGCCCACTTCACCGCTAAACCCAATTTCTGCGCCTCTAACAATGATTCACTACAGTCTATGTCTGCCGTAAATTTCACTTCATTACCGACCCGATTTAAGATATCAAATTTCATTTTCTGCCTCTTTTGTGTAAAACTCTTCGCGAGCCGTTTATCAATCAAATTTAGTTAGTTGTGAGTCATCCGTTATCATACTCGACATGGCATGATGATTAATATAAATGTCGGAGAGTATTTACTCGTAATCTTAATCGCAGTATTAGCCCCAAATATCTCAATCGACACACCGGTGTTTTTGCGAGGAAATGTTTTGGCAATCGTAGCGAGTAGCGCGGGCGAAAAGTTTATGATTGTGGGTGTCGGCTCTGAGTCGTTGCGTGTGGGCATAACACGCTGATAGTCAGGGAACTTAGCACCGATAAGTTTTACGGCGAATTCAACGGTTTGACGTGCAGTTTTTAATTGTTTATCGACGAACACATGATAAGAGATGTTCGCAGTTTCAGTACCATAGTCTATCTCGACACCAACGTATTTAACCTTACTGTCCAAAATAGGCCATTTATTAGACGTATCCAAGATGATGCCATCCTCTGGGTACTCATAACACTCAGACAAATCAAAACCGCCATCGGCATTATCAAAAGCATTAAGCACGTCATTGTCGCTTAAAAATAGTGTGTGATCATTAGTTGATACCACGTCGTTGTTTTTTGCGACGTGGATACCGCAAAGAAAATATCTAACATCACCCTTTGCGACGTGAATTAGTGCGGCTCTAATTTGCTCTGCTGGTATTTTAAATTTAATCATGTGTTATAGCCTCTCATTAACTTAAACTTGTGAGTACAATATCATCAAATTATGCACTATGCAAGGGTTGGCGATAATTTAATTATCAACGCATCACAATCTTTTGCACCGAGTGTCTGAGCAGTCATCACATCGATTCCATATTGCATATAAAAGAGTCGATAACTTTCGGCATCATCAAGTCCTTTTGATCGTTGCAACGCACCCCAGCATGCAATCGTATGCTTGAGAGTATCAAGACTTGTCGCACGCTCTCTGTGCAATTTAGCAGCACTGTTAGCGACAAGGGGGGTTGCTCCCGCATGTAACATTTTGGCTTTGACATGACTGTCGTGCAATTCCAAGCGGTCAATTTCTCCCCGCAGTTGCCGCAACACTTCAGGTGTAAACTCTAATAAATTACCCGCCACCAACTCCGGCCCACCCCGCGGCGTCGGAGTTGGTACGTGCCCGCAATATGGACATCGACTTAAATACGCAACATAGGGCTGATAGCAATGCTCACAGTCGCGCAGAGATATTAAATTGGGATCTTTGTCATGTTTCGCTCTCTTTTCTCTACGATCTAATGACCAATCGCGTGGTGAATCCGGCAAATTGTGTCGCTGCCAATTATTAACATGATCGATAATAATCCCGCGGGTTTTACCCGGCGACACTCTCAGCGCTCGACCAAACTGTTGAATGTAAAGATTGAGTGAGTTAGTGGGACGAGCCATTATTACAACTTCTAACGCAGGAACATCAACCCCCTCACCGAATAAATCCACATTTACAATGACTGTAATTTCACGGTTTTTAAACTTTGTGAGTACGTCCGCACGTACAACAGCCGGGGTCGTCGCAGATAATATCTCAGCCCTAATTCCCACGCGATTGAAATTTAATGCAATATCCGCACCATTCTCCACGCAATCAGCGAACACAAACGCTAGTTTACCTGGTGCAAAAGTCAAATAATGTTGCACAATATCACCAACAATATGACTGGTTTTAACCTCAGTCTTAACTGTTTTTGGAGTGTATTCACCCGACGCTCCAATTTTAAGATTATTGATGTCAATGTCGGATGGTGGAGCAATCAGTCGATAATCACAAAGTCGCTCAGCGTCGATAAGAGCTCTTAAAGTTTTACCCCCTACCATGGTATCAAAATAACCGTCTGCGTGGCGTCCAAGTCCCTTCCCGTCCATCCTAGAGGGTGTTGCAGTCCATCCAAGACCTTTAGCGTTGATAAATAACTCTCGACATCGCCCCCATTGATTATTTTTGCAAAGATGATGGGCTTCGTCCGTGCAGTAGAGTTGCACCTGCTTAATCCACGGCTCATACAGATTTTTGCGAGCGTTAAGAGTTTGCACACTGCCTACTTTGACCGCACTGGCTGGGTCATAGTGATTGTGTCGGATTGTCTGGATGATAGATGTGGGTGCAATGATGTCGTGACGTATGTCCCATCTTGCTAACGCGTGAGATAACTGTGCAACTAATTCGCTGCGATGAGCTACCACAGCGGTAGGGACATTTAGTTTTTTGACAATGGACGCGTTGAGTATCGTCTTACCTCCGCCGGTCGGTAAGACCGCCAGAACATCATTCGCGCCTCGATCCCACGCCGTAAAAATGTCCGCTTCCAGCATGAGCTGGTCTGGATATAATTTCACAATGTTCGCCTCTCTGTTTGTGTCCACAGTTTATCATAATTTCACCAGTCCCGACCGATTCCGATGAAATCCCAACTAGTCGGTGCGACTGTAGCCCATATATTTGCTGGGTTTTTCTCTACTTACCCCTACTTACCCCGACTTTATAAAGATATTAATAATGAGTATAATAGTAGTATGCCTGAGTGATTATAGACTACTAAATAGATACAATACCGCATATACACACATCCACACATATACAGAAACTCTAGAATTCTGAGATGTTCCAAAAAGTCGGGGTAGTCGGAATTATCAACTTGTGGAGCCCAGTATCTATGCGGGCTACAGGCGCACCAACTACCCTAAAATCACCCCCAAAATAGTCGGAATAGTCGGGACAAGTCGGTGCGACTGTAGCCCGCATAGATACTGGGTTCTCAAAAAAAGTGGTCAAAAATGTAGCACTTTTCCCCTAACTAATATTAGATTTAGACGGTTTAGGGTCTGTTCCAATCTTTGGAGTAAGTCCTAACTAACCCCCTAACTAGTATTAGATAGAAGCCCTAAAAGTCTAAATTTTAGCTCTCAAAATTTAAAATTAGCTCTCAAAATTTAAAATTAGCTCTCAAAATTTAACTAGTATTAGATCAAGAATTTGAGAGCCAATTGATGCGTCAAAAAGTTGGCGGCGTTCTCTCAAAATTTGAGAGTATCCCCTAAATTTTGAGAGTGTGTGATATACACCAATATTTGATGCGTTTGAGGTCAAAACCATCAAATAAATGACGTGATATAATGGTGTATGAACAAGATATTTTTAACAATAAGCCCTCGTCGCCGGTTGTGGGCACAGTTTTATGTAGCCTGTAACAATGCGTATCGAGCGGGCCAAATGTGCGGATATAGTGAGAGTGTTGCACGGTCGTGCAAGTCACACTTTAATAGTGATGAGTTACTGCGCGTCTATGTGCAAACACTCATGGATGCAGTCGCTGACGAGTTACACATCACCGCAGCGACAGTGCTACGTGAGCTGATGATGGTTGGCCTCGGCGACATACGTCAATTATTTGATGACCAGGGCAACCCTAAACCCGTCCAGGACTTGACATATGCCCAGCAGCGAATGATTACGGGGTATGAAATCAAGGAGATACAAGGCCAACTAACGGTGACACCAAAAATACATGATCGGGTGAAAGTGCTGGAGTTAATCGGCAAACACATCGATGTACAAGCCTTTAAAGAGGTGAGTGAGATTAAACATATTACACCGCCCGTGCTTGACAACCCACTATTAGTAGCAGAGCAGTTTGCGGAGAGTATCATCAATGCTGAGACTAGTTGATTATGTGAGAGCCAAGGCCAAATCACGTAACAGTTTATTTTTGATATTGCCACATGTTGTCACTATTTGTCGCGCTATCGAGTTGTGTATCGCCGGTAAGCTGCCGGATGGTAAGCGTAATTTAGTTATTAATTTACCTCCGCGATTTGGTAAAACTGATCTGCTTGAGGCAGCGGTAGAATGGTCAATTGGTCATTTGCCGGACTCACTATATATACTTAGTGCATATGTAAAAGAGCGAGCCAAAGAAAGCTCCGACAAAATTCGCAATACGATGCGTGAAGAATGGTATCGGTCGATGTTCCCCGCTGCGTCACTTGATAAAGGACGCTCGGATAGGATGGACGAGTTTCACACCTCGATGCGTGGTGGACTGCGTGCGGCGGGTGTGGGGGGTGCTATCACGGGGTTTGGCGCGGGTCAAAAACGTGCTGGGTTTGCTGGGTTTTTTGGTATCGATGATCCGATTAAGCCTGGCGATTCGCGCAGTGAGTTGATGCTCAAGAAAAATATTGACTGGTATACGGGCACCGCACAAAATCGCAGAAATAAAACCAACACACCTTATATTTTAATTATGCAGCGTACCCATCCACAAGATTTATCAGGATGGGTACTTGCAAATGAGCCCGAATTGTGGTATCAGGTCAAAATACCAGGACACGACCGTATCACCGACCTAGCTGTGTGGGAATCAACCGCATCATTAGAGTATCTTAAAAAGTTGGAGCAAGTCGACGAGTTTACATATTGGTCACAGTACCAGCAAGAACCGCGCCATCCAACGGGTAGTGTGATAAAAGAGGAATGGTGGCAACATTATGCAGACCTGACTGAAGTCAAAAAGCGGTGTAGACTGACATTCGTCACCGCTGATACGGCCATGAAAACCAAAGATGCTAATGATCCGACGGTATTTCAGCTCTGGGGTGTTGAAGATGACAAGAGATTATACCTACTTGATCAAGTAAGAGGTCGCTGGGCATTTCCTGATTTAGTTAAACACGCTAAGGCATTTTGGGGTAAACATTGTGATTTATCACACGGGATTGCACCGGTTGGCATGTTTATTGAAGATAAAGTCAGCGGTACGAGCTTGCTACAAGTGCTCGAAGAGTATACCGATATTAAAGTTATCCCCTGGCTGCCTAGTGATTTTGAATTGCAAGGGGATGATAAATTATCTCGTGTTAAAGCCGCAAGCTGGTCGATTCATGAGGAAAAGGTGTGGCTGCCCGACTCGTCAATAGCCCCATGGATTGTGGGATTTATTGACGAGTGTACGGGCTTCCAGGCTGACATGTCACATCGTCATGATGACCAGGTCGACGCTATGACGATGGCGCTGTTAACCTGGTCTGTTGTTTTGCGATATATGTAATTTTAGTTTGTGTCGATTGATAGTTGGTCAAACACGATTATCTGGCGCGAAGCTCCGAGCACGGTCGTAGCAGAGGTGACTTCAACAAATTTAACTAAACTACTTGTGCGGGCCCAGTCTTGGCCTTGTATCACGGGCCCAACTGTGTTAATCCTAATCAGTGGTTGATTGCTAAATCCATAACTTGATAATATAGCACCACGTTTGCCAATAACTTGTGTCACTCGATAAAACCCATTCTGCACTCGTACGAACTGACCGCGTGTGTTGACCTCTCCGCGTTGTGATATTTGTGTGATAATTTCCTCAAAGCTTGCAACATTACTACCACCAAACATCGGAGTTAATCCAAAGTTATCAGCAATTTTGCTAATCCTCTCCTTTCTCTTTTTATACAATTGTGCTCTATTATCAATTCGAGCTTTCTTCTTTAGATTACATTGAGTCACTAAGTCTAGTAGTTTTTCACTGTCTAGTTTAGCGACCGGACTTCTCCGAAACCGTTTCCACTTAGTCCTTGCATACATTGTCAGACGTATGTTATCTGCTTTCACAAATTCAGTAAATTCACTCTCGGAGATATTCTTTTTTAAATTCAGGTTATGCGTCTTATTTTCTGCACTTATTGATATTTTCGATATTTTTTCTGATCGATTCGGGCTGCGATAGAGCACATATTGGATATTCTTGTACTCGTATCGACAATAAATATCAACACCAGACCCTAAGCGATATCCGATTGCCAGATACCCCCACTCTTTTTCACTAGTTAGTTCGTATTTTAAATTGGTTTGCTCAATAGATAAACAGTCGTTCGAAAATAAAATCAGTGTCAGTAATAAATATTTCATTTTAATCTCTCTATTGTAATTAGCTATCAGAACAAGATATGCGATACCTTAAAGCATCAAGTGTTGTAGTAGATATTGGTGGGCTGTCACACAACCACTGATATACTGTAGATCGTGAGCGCTCAAGGATGCGGGCGCACTCACCAACTTTAGCATCCCAACAATCGCCAGGCAGCGAGTCAATTAATTCTCTGAGTATAGTTTTCATTCGCGATGATAACTGATATAAATAAATCCCATTTTATTGTCTGCGACCGTCTCAGTATCCCAGATTTTAATGTAATCTGAACCCTCTGATATCCCCATCCAGTCGCCCGGTGACTCAATATCACCGTTACCCACCCCCGCAATAATCTCACTATCAGAAAATTCTTTTCTTCGCTCAGTCAACCAGTTGTGTAGTCTGTTCATAATTTATCTCTCTATTGTTTGTTAGTGTGTGGGTCTAGTATACCAACTATTTCTATTTTTAGAAATTGTAATTAACTATCGGGATACCCGGGTTAATAGACGCTAGTATAATTACTTGACTTATGTATAATACCAAAATGGATGCTGAAGTTAATGAAAGATTAATCGGACAAATTGAAGCTACTTTGACTAATGTCGCGGACAGTCTCGACAATGTGCGGGATGAACTAAAAGAACTGAGAGTAGACGTTAACTCACGATTTACTCAAGTTGAGCGGGCTACTCTCAATCACTCATTAGAGTTAGTTGCTATTGCAGCACTTAAAGATCAGATTGGTCTATTGACAAATAAACAAAACAAAGTCGTCGATAGGTTAGATGTCATTGACAAGAGACACTATAAGCAGTTAGGTATGGTGATGGTCGTCACACTTGTGATGTCGTGGGTCGGAGCCCCATTAATATTTAAAATGTTTGGGGTGCATATTTAGTTATGTCTCGTCGCAATCGCAAACGCACAAAGACTAATAATTCTCGCATAGTGTCAAGTGCCGGTCAGGGTCAAGCGCAAGATCATGGCAACAACGCAAGAGTCCAACGCTCAAGCTCACACCCTCTTGATCGCACTCGCTCCGCAAGTTTACAGTCGCGCGAATGGGGTGAGCTATATTATAAGGAGTGGACAGCTCGCAAAATTGTCGACATTCCCGTCCAGGACATTTTACGTAAAGGCTGGACATACTCAGGACTTGACGAGAAACAAACTTGTACGCTCACCGCCGCATTATCTAAATTGCAATTTAGCCGTGCTCTGCGTCAAGCACTCAAGTTAGAGCGCCTGGTCGGCGGTGCGGTAATTGTAATGGGTTTGCGCAGTGATGATGATGCGAGTAAACCTGTTGATCACTCTGCAATATCAGAGGGCGATCTGATATTTACAAATGTCATCCCGCGTAGTCGAGTGTCGCAACTTGAGTATGACACTAACCCCCTCAGTGCCCGTTTTGGAAAGCCTGAAACATATCATGTTATTGGGCAAGCCGTGCATCACAGCCGGTTATTAATATTTGACGGCGACCCGTTGACGGACAATGAGGCTACCGATATTGGTTTTATAAAAGGCAGCTATGACGGCTTTGGTGTATCGGTGCTCACTGCAATTTATGACGATATAATACGCAGCGTGAGCGCTCGACAATCAGCGATGCAATTAATTCAGCGAGCAAGCATAGTGCTTATAAATAACGGCAGTCTTAAAGCTCAACTGAGTACGACGGGCGGCGGTGATGCGATTGCTGCATTGCAAACGATGACTGATCAGATGAGCATGTATCAAGCAGCAATGATTGACGGTAAGGACATAGCGATTGATCAGTGGTCAGCATCGTTCGGTGGTGTCCCCGAGTTATTACAGCAATTTTTACAAATCATCAGTGCTGCTAGCGACATTCCCGCGACTCGATTCTTAGGCGAAGCACCTGGTGGGCTTAATGCAACAGGTAAGTCAGATTTAGAAAATTATTATAATGCAATTGATGATGGTCGAGAGTCACGATTACGTCCACAGCTTGAAAAGTTTTTACGGGTTGCACTACCGTCAATATTGCCGACAGTCGATCCTGAAAGTGTCGAAATAGAATTCCCGCCGATGTGGTCACCGTCAGAAAGTGACGCAGCAACTACGCGCGGCGCTGACTCAACTGCGTTAACTAATTTAGTAATGCACGATGTGATCACACCTGAGCAAGCACTTGAGGCTCTAAATGTGCTAGGCCATTATAATCTATGAGTGTAATTCTTAGCAGTGACGGGCGCGGCGGTAAAGGTTCAAAGCGTGGGGCCGCTGCTAAAGTCACTAAGGCACATGAGGTTGAGTATCGCAAAGCACTGCTAGCGTTAACAACTACTCTAAAACAACAGACCGCCTTGATTGGTCGCGCCGTTTCGGCGGGTGAGTCAATGACTCGCATTCAATCGCAGGTGCAGTCTGAGTTGCGGAGGGCTAATTTAAGGTTTGATTCCGCTGCGGCCAATATTGCCGGGTCGAGTATTGCAACGATGGACGACGCTAATCGCCGCAAAATTGAAAAAACATTGCGTAGTACGCTGGGTGTTAGTAGCGCTCGAATATTGTCGAGTGAGGTGGTAGCGGGGGTCATTGATAAAGCGTTAGCCGAAAATGTTAGCTTGATATCGAGCATACCGGCCGAGCATTTTAAAAAAGTACAGCGGGCGATTCTTGACAATTTTGAAGGTAGGGAATTTAAGGAAGGATCACTCATTAATCGACTGCGGGTCTTGGGATCACAAAGTGACAAGAAGGCTAAACTAATCGCGCGTGACCAAACGACTAAATTTATCGGCGCACTAAATTCGGTTAGACAGCGAGATGTGGGGATTGAACGATTTATTTGGCGCACGGTGCAGGATATTAGGGTAACCGGAACACCTGGTGGCCCTAATGACCCGTCGCGGGTGCACGGTGATCACTTTGCGCGTGAGGGGCGCGTGTATAGGTGGGACTCTTTACCAGCTGACGGCGGGCCAGGTGAGTCAATACAATGCCGCTGTTTTGCGGAACCTTTAATTGAGTTAGAAAAGGTGATTGAAAATGCTATATGAGCGTAGCCAAATCGGCCAGGATTGGCGGGTAGATGACAACGGGTTTTTACGAATTACAATACGCTTGATTTCTTGTGGCGTAATGGAGTATGGTCGGGAAGAACTGGGTAATGACCCAGCTTTAGGGGAATTACCGGATGTTGTTAGCGTTAATGTACCACCTGATGCTATTTTTAGTCCGCATGCGATGCAAAGCATCGAAGGTATGCCGGTTATTGGCGGGTATCACGAGTGGATCGAAGCCGATGAGGAACGTAAAAATCACGAAGTGGGCAGCGTTGCGGGTGAAGCTCGTCAATCTGGGCCGTATCTCGAAGTTGATCTGTCTATTAGAGACCCTGACACTATTGCTAAAATTAAATCTGGTGAACTTACAGAAATATCAAGTGCATATACAGCTTATTATGATGTTACGCCCGGTAGCTATGAAGATGTGGCTTACGACGTGGCGCAGAATACAATACGATTTAATCACGTCGCCCTGTTGCCCAATGGCGAAGGGCGGGGCGGTCGAGAAGTACGAATTTTAAATAAACAAAGCGGAGCGGAAGCGATGGATTTAACAACAATAGAGTTGGCAGACAAACGCGCAATCCGCGTAGCTAACAGTGATGCGGTAGTGCTCAACGGTGTGCTTGCGATGCACGTACACAACGAAGCATTAAATGCCCAGGCGCTTGAAGCAGCTATGAACAGTGCCGAAGAAGCGAAAACTGAGATTAAAAACTCAGAGGAAAAATTGGCAGAAGCGATGGGTGTCATTAACGAGTTAAAGGCTCGCATTGATGAGCTTACATCCGGTGACTCACTCGAAAATATGGCTGAGGAAATGGCCGAGGAGCAAATGAATTCGGTTGATGCTCTCGTTGACAATGAAGCGTACGACGACAAAGAAAAGGCGGCTAATTCTATCAAAGGTTTGCGTGGTCACAAGTTGCGCCTACATGTAGTTAATGCAATCCGCAAAGAGCCTTTGAGCGATGATTTTGCAAAAGATGAATCATTTGTTAAAGGTGTATTTAATACTATTCGCGAGTTGGCCCCATCAACTAAACGTAAGGTTGCGGGTGCCGAGGTTTTTAATCGTGACAAATCTAAAGTGGCTAACAAAGACTCGTTAGGTTATGCAGCTTACAACAACTACAAAACCGGAGGTAAATAATGAGCGGTTTTCGCGGCACAATCCAAGGCAGTGTGCAGACTGATTACACAGATCATCCGAGCCGAGGTTTCCCAGGTCAAATTGCAACGCAGGGTGACCCGTCATTAGTTGATGGCTATCCCGTGGGTGGGACTACCAATTTGATGGTGGGCCTAGGTGTTATGCGGGGCACGTCAATCACTATTCCGGTGGGTGAATACGGTGATCGGCCAGCCCCCTTCCCAATTATCGCCCCCTCGGCTGGCGAGAACATCAATGACTTTGTTGGCATCTTAGTACGTGACAGCGCACAAGAAAATGACATTGACGGCAACCCGATCTGGTCACCCAACAAGATGGCCCCAGTGTTGCGCCAGGGTCGAATATTTGTGACAGCCACTATCGCAGTGAGTGCGGGTAACTCGGTGCATATGTATATAGATGACACAACTGGTCACGGTTTCCCAATTGGGGCATTTACTAATGCCGCAGCTGGGGTGGATACCATTCAGATTACGTCAGCGCGTTGGTACGACACCAGCGCCGCGAACTCTATTGCAATAATTGAAATAGGATACTAAATCATGCCTTTTAATTTTGGTTCACCCGGTGACCGCACTAGCGCATTAGAGTTAGTTTACGGTGCTTTTGAAGACATCAGCGAAGCATTTAAAGATGTCAAATATGGCGAATTGCAGTGGCGCGAAGTCATCCCCGAGGCGTCAGTTGATACTGCTGTCAATCCGGGTGCAACTGAGCGCTCGTACCGTGTTCGTGATTGGCGCGGGCAAGGTTCGTTTCGCGCGAATCACGATCAGTCAATCCCAACCGTCGGTCGTACAATCGGCAAGAATCGAATCCCAATCGAAGTTGCCGGTGTTGCCGCAATTTTTGATCGTGAAGATGCGCGGCAAGTGCAATTTGGCTACAATGAGAGTTTACTAACCGACCTACCTAAACATATGCGCATGGCTTGTGAGCGTCACGTTGAAGGTTTGATGTTTTACGGTGACGAAAATGTAGGTTTCGACGGATGGTTAAATTATCCTGGAGTGCCTGTTGGCACTGCGGCAATTGGTGGCGGCGCTTCATCGCTTTGGGTTAATAAGACGCCGGATGAAATTCAATTTGATATTAACAGTGCAATTTCCACCGCGTGGGTTAATAGTCGTTTTGTGCATTTACCTGATACGGTTTTTATCCCCGGCGATCAATTTGCATTTATCAGCTCACAGACTATTAATGATGCGGCGGGTAAATCCATTCTTGAGTATATCAAAATGGCAAATGTGTACACAGCTCGCACTGGTCAACCGTTGGATATTAAACCTATCCGGTATCTCGATGAGGCTGGCAGCGGTAGTACAGCGCGTTTAGTTGTTGCGGAGTATAAAGACTCTGACAATATTATGGTGCCTTGGCCTTTACCGTTTCAGTTGTTAGAGCCTCAAGAGCATGGATACGATGTTAATATCTATGCTGAGTATAAGATTGGCTCTTATCATATGCCTTATCCAGCATCAATGAGCTATACGGACGGAATTTAAATATGAAAATCACAATTAAAAATCACATGTTGTCGCCGCTAACCATGCATCTACCTATAGTAAGTGATGGTCGTGGCAAGCCTAAGGCCTCCGATGCTAAGGCTCGACTGACACTATCGCCTGGCGGTGTTGGGTCGGTTGACAAAGATGTCTGGGAAAAAATGCAAAAAGGTAATGCAGCGTTACGTGGTCATTTAATGGTTGGTCGTATTACCATTTCTGAAAGTGCCTTAACTCCTTCTGAGCCAACACGCTCGGATAATACCGATGCAGTTAGACCAGAATCTTTGCAACCCGATGCCTCTAACACTGATAAAATTAAGCACGAGGTGAAGAGTGTGGAAACTGCACCGACAACTATGGTTGAACCAAAGCGTGGAAAGTCTAAGTAAATGATGCCGACTATTGCAGAGTTTCGAGAGTTATTACCTGAGTTCACCGAGTCAGTCGTCAGCGATGACTCGGTACAATTTTGGTTAGACCGCTCGACTCTGCAACTAATCCCTGACGCCTGGGGTGTCTGCTTTAATGACGCTGTGATCTATTTATCCGCACATCAAGTTGGACTAGCTGCCCAGCGCGCCAGCACTGGTGGAGTGGGTGGTGTTGCTGGTGGTGCTGGTGTAGTATCGTCGGGTAATGTGGACGGGGTGTCAACATCTTTTACCACACCTGAATATTTGACCAACGGTACAAAAGAGGAAATATCACTAGCACGGACAGTTTACGGTCAAGAATTTTTAGCCCTGCGTGAAACTTGTGTGCAGGGCGGAACATTAATTGGTAACGGTCATGGTCGCAACAGTCAAGCAACGCAACCCTAACTATATTAGTAAGTTATTAGATCGTTATAAATCTAATAAGACTGTCGCGGTTGGCTTTCCGGTCGGTACGGAAAGCGCGGGGTTATCATATCCTGACGGTAAACCGCTGTTAGACGTAGCCGTAGACAATAATTTCGGCACTGAAGTCATTCCCCGTCGGGATTTTATGGGGCCAGGTGGTGCTTTGGCTGTCGAGAGATCTAAGCCTATCGCCAAAGCGGGGGTAAAAGCTGTTAATGCAGGCGCCACAAGCTTGACGTCTGTACTCGAAACAATGGGTCTCGTCGGAGCCACTGCGATTAAACAAACCATCGTCGATCTACGTGAGCCAGCGAATGCAATATCAACTATCACAGCAAAGGGTAGCGACAATCCGCTGGTTGACACAGGTTTACTAGCAGGCTCAGCAATGCACATTGTGCGCGATAAATAGTCATGTTGCCGTTACCTGTCGCCGTCGCCATTGATCTATTTACTGTGTCATTCCCCGCGTTTGATGAGCGTGTGGAGCTTGTTGACGGTCGAGAGTTTAAGACGCTTGATACTAATTTTACATTGATCGGTTCGGTGCAGCCAATGAGCGACAAACAATTAAAGTTTTTACCACAGGGTGTTGAGGCCGACTCAGGTCTTGTTATTCGCACGCGTCAAGTGCTCAATTATCTAAATGAGACTCCACAATTACAAACTTTTATTAATGCGTATGGTCGAGTGTGGCGAGTGATTGCTCAAAAGGATTGGGGACTATACGGGGGTTATAATAAATATTTGGCGACAGTATATGTCGAGCGGTTGTGACAGCATTTAGCGACATACAAGATGATGTGTTTGATTGGGTGATCAATGTATTGCCCGATCGCGCCGTGCAATTCGAGAATCAAAATGTCAGACCTCCTAACTCACCTTATGCTACTATTTTATTTAGCGACATATCAGCAATGCCTTATGATGTTTCGACTTATGACGAGATTTCAGGCGCTCAAACTTTACGCAATCTATCAGTATTGACGGTTAAACTGTCAATCTGGGATGGAGCGGCAATGGCTGATGCGTCACGACTCAAGGCAAGTGTGGAGTCAGATAATCGACTATTAGATTTGTGGGCTAATATGGGGCGCGCACAAGTAACTAATGTTTTGGATTTGACCGGAGAATATTTAGGTCGACTAAGACCACGCGCTGAGTTTTCGATTAGCGGGTATGCTACACTTAGTGAGACGTTTGCTGCTGATTGTTTTGACAGCGTTGATTATAATATTGAGGATGATAAATAATGGCAATAATTAGTGGCAACGATCGTGCACTACCACGCGATATCGATGTGATGATTAATGTTAGTCGGCCACAAACTGAGCTGACTACTGATCTGAGTGTTGCTGTTGCGATTGTTCGTACCGGCCCGTTAGATCACGGTGCCAACCGGATTCGATTTTTTAATAGCTTTGTGTCGGTCACCGATATTTTTGATGCCAGTAGTGAAGCGGTAGCCATGGCTCGTGACTTTTTTGCACAACCCGTGCGAGCTCTGACTCTTGCCATTGCTCAGATTTTTGAGACTGCCCAGCCTGGGTTTTTAACCGGTAATACTGTCGGTGATCTCACTGTGTTTCAGGCGATCACCGACGGCTCGTTAACTATTGAGGTTGACAGTATATCTCATGCACTAACTAATTTAGATTTTAGTACCGACACCTCACTCGACGCCGTGGCTTCGCGTATTCAAACGGCACTGGTACTTTCCGGTGCTGCGGGTGCGACCGTGGTTATTAATAACAATATCGTACGCATTACAAGTGGTACAATTGGTGATCTATCTGTAGTTATTAACAGTCCTATCCCACCTGCCTCTGGTACTGATGTCGGAGTTTCGGGGCTGTTGAGCATCGAATCAGGTGATGCAATATCAACGATGGGATACCTGCCGACGGGTATTGTAAATGAGATGGCAATCGTGCGCGAAGCGGCATTACAGTCCGGTCGGTTTATTTATGGCTATGCACTAGAACGTAGTTTTCGAGATACTGATGACCAATTTTTAGTAGCGAGCGACGCCCAAGCTCACAATAATATATTCATCGCATTGAGTAATTCGGTCAATGCGATGAATGCTGCCAGTACCACCGACATCGGAGCGTTGACTAACTTTAACGGTCATGAGCGCACCGTGAATTGGTACAGTGATGCACCGGACGAATATCCGGATGTGATGGCATTAGCACTTATGCTCAGTGTTAACTATGCGGCGGCCGATAGTACAATCACCCTCAAGTTTAAAAACTTAGTGGGCGCGACACCTGTCGGGGTTAACGAGTCTGAGTTAGCAGTCCTAACTAGTAAAAGATATAATACACTCACTCGCATTGGTACAGTTGCACGTACGATTCGTGAGGGGGTGATGGCGGCGGATACATGGTTTATCGATGAGCGATTGATTATTGATAATTTTAGTGAGGAATTGCAAGTAGCGTTGTTTAATGTATTTTTACGTGAGGGTAAGGTTCCTTTTACTGCATCAGGCGCTGCTTTATTACAAGCCGCAGCGTCATTAATCGGTGAACGTTACGAGTTTAACGGTGCATTAGCGCCGCGCATGGTTAACGCCCCTGAGTTACAGACGGGTGAACGGGTCTTACCTGCATATGACATTGCATTCACGCCTTTACGTTTGGTCACTGCATCGGAGCGCGCCGCACGACAAGGCCCACCATTTGTGATGACTATTCGATTTGCGGGCGCTATTCATAGCGTCGCGTTTAACGTCCAAGCACTACCTTAAAGGGGTTAGATAATGCCACGATCACAGTTTTATGATCAAAATTCACACAGTGTTATTATTAATGGCATTGTAATGCGGGATTTTTATGAGGGTGAGGATGTCATATTGTTCGAGCCACAGGGTGATAACATTGTCGTCACTCGCGGGTTAGATCGTAATGCTCTCAGTTTCGGTTCGCCACGTCCTGCTATTCTCACACTTAAATTTAAGCCGACAAGTCCATCACTTCAATTTCTTTTTGAGTTGTCGCAACTTGCGCATGTTGGGGTGCCGATCTTAAGCCAGGCACTTGTGACTACTGGTGTCGATGATACACTGACATTATTTAATTGCGCAGTGAGTGACACATCTTTTCAGACGGGTGGGCCGACAATGCAAGCACGAACTTTTACACTCACCGCGTCTAACTATGCTTTGATTGAGACTGGTGGGCTAATTGGATAATCCCTATCGCAAAAAGGAAATTAACGGACGTGAGTATGCGTTGTTGCCCATGCCACCTATGCTAGCCCTTGATTTTGCACCAAAGGTGGTTAAGGCTGTCGTTGGCAGTCTGGGCAGTGTCGATCTAACTAGTTTAGATAACACTAAAATAATGGCTGTAATCGGTAACCTTGACTCAGATGCGGTCACTGACTTATTGCGGTTAGTGTTTAAAACCACTATTAAAATCGCAGACGGTAAGTCATTGAGTGACACCTCTGTCTTTAATTCCCATTTTACACAGCACCCGGCCGACATGATGCAGGTGGGGATGTGGGCGATCTGGGAGAATAGCAAAGATTTTTTGCTCGAAAACGTCGAGAACTTCCAATCGTTGCTATCGGCGGGCGCGGGATCACAATCCCAGAAGAGTGGAGAAACGACTATTTAGTGAGTCGAGTTATTAAGGCGGGGTACTGTAGTTATGTAGACTTGTGTGATAACACGGTTGATATGTTGCAATTTATGCACATGCTCGAATTATTAGAATTTAACGACTGGCTAGAGACGGAGCAAAATAAAAATGGCGATAGTTGACGAGCTGGTCACATTACTAACACTTAAAAGTGATAGCGGTAATGACGGCGCCTCACGCAAACTGTCAGCCGGTCTTGATAAAGTTAAAACCATCGCTCTAGCGGCGGGTGCCGCGTTGACGGTTGTCACCGTTGCAGTTGTTGCATTTGCAGATAAGATTGCTGGTCAGGTTGACGACGGTGCCAAGTTTGCGAAAAGCATTGATCTCGGCTTTGAGGCACTCCAAGAATTTGAGTTTGGCATCAAACGAGCGGGTGGTTCAGTTAGTTCTCTGCGTTCCGACTTTGAATCCTTTGCAGCGACCGTTGGTGGCATACGCCTCGGACAGCCCAGTGAAGAATTAGCCCGCCTCGGCGTGTCAATCAGTGATGCACAGGGTAATCTTAAAGGCTTCGAGGAATTATTTCTCGACGTCGCAGACGGTCTAACTAAATTTGACACTCTGACAGGTCGAGATTTGGCAAGTAAGTTGGGATTTGGTCAAGACACTATACTATTATTGCAACAAGGTCGTAGTAATATCCAAGCGCTACGTGCTGAGGCTAGGCGATTGGGGGGCATCGTATCACCCGCTGATGCCGCTCAGGCTGCTGCATATAATGCACAGCTCGTATCAATGCGCACAGCTATGACTGGGCTGGCGACGGTCATAGCTGTCTCACTGTTACCCATACTCACCCCACTTGTCGAAAGCCTAACTGAATTAGTTGTGGCGAATAAAGAGATAATAATAAGCGGCTTAGCAACATTTATTCAAGGTGTCGTCTTTGGCTTCCAGAATTTTGCACGAATAGTCAGTACGCTTGTCAATAATTTATTGTCAGTGATCCCTAACCTGGGTGGTTTTACTGACGGACTGTTTGATGCGGATAAAATCGCCCAGGTAGTGACCGTATCCCTCGTAGCCCTGTCTGCAATTCTGGGCTTGATAGCGGTCAAGGTGTTGATTGCATCTGCACCTTTTTTAATAATGGTTGCCGCCATCGTAGCGGTCATCCTCATAATTGAAGATATGATCGTAGCGTTTCAGGGCGGTGAAAGTGTCACGGGTAAACTCGTAGAGGGTATAAAAAACTACTTTTTATTGTTATTCGCAATCGTAAAATTGACTATCAATAAAATCATTAATAAACTTAAATCTTTAGTTAATTTACCTAAGCTTGACTGGTCAAAAATTATAGGCCTTGATGTGCTCGGTGCAATGATTGACAAGGCCGTCGCAATTGTGTCTACAAAATGGGGCAGTCTAATTGACAGCTTACCCATACCTAGCTTCTTACTGTCGGCTGGAGCCTCTGATGATACAGGTGTACCAACCTCAGCCGGGTTAGGGTTTGTAAAGCCACTAACTGAGATTATCGGCTCACAAGCTACTCGTAATATTAGCAATATGCAGGGGGGTGCTAACAATACTAATATAGTTATTAATGTTAGCGGCGCCGCTAACCCTGGTAGAACTGCCGAAATTATTAAGCGTGAACTATCACTAGTGCAATCACAGCAGATTAACAGCCCCGGACTCAACGCGGCGGTGGTTAACTAAATGCCAATAGGATTAATTGGTGTAGTTATAGGGCTGTTTCGCGGCAGTCGTACGTTGATTAGCACTCGCATAGATTTGCGGTTGCGTGAGACACACACCGGCGATGCTGAACTGACACAATTGCCAATTGAAAGCGGTGCGGTCATCTCAGATCACATTATTAGACACCCAAATACTGTGACCATTGAGGCTGAAATCTCAAACTCGTTAGGTGCACAACCGGCTGAAAGCTGGGAAGAATTTAGATCACAATTAAACATGCGCGAATTGTATACGGTTGTCACAGCGCATGAAGTTTATGAAAATTATGCACTAACCGCACTCACCGGTGATAATGCCGCGCCATTTAACGGCCGGCTAAATCTACTGCTTACATTTACCGAGGTAAACCTAACCCAAACGAGTGTGATATTGATCCCGCGTGAAGACCTAGACCCATCAGTTGATCGTACAGCGTCAAGTGAATTGCAAGGTGGGCGACAAAATAGTATCACCGAGGGTGACGCGCCAGCACGAGTCAATGAGTCGATACTAAACAGGATATTTGAGGCGTTAATTTAAATGACTCTGCAAGTCATACCACTAACCGACGACGGCGCACGATTAGTTACTGTTGATTTTATCGAGGGTATCGGCGAGTACCAATTCCGTACGTCATTCAACAGTGCATTAAATAAATGGTTGGTTGATATTCTTGACAGCAATGGTCAAGTACTTGTTGTCGGCTTAAGCCTGTTAGATCGCATAAATATAGTTAGCGCGTATCCACACCTTACTCAATTATTTCAGCAGATCAGAATGACGGCGGAAAATCGAGGCGTTGATACATTGGGCAACGTTGCTGACGTTGTGCAGTTTTTAGATTCCGAGGTTGTGGCAAGCGATACCATACCTGAGTTAAATGTGACAATCGATGACATTGGTG